AACGAAGATAACCGTGAGCATCTTATCATTGAGTTGGGTGATATTCTATGGTATGTCGCTCAGGCAACAATGGCTTTGGGTATCAGCTTTGATGAAGTCATTGAGACTAATGTGAAGAAGTTGGAGAAACGCTATCCTGGCGGATCCTTTGAGATTCGCCGTTCTGAAGTTCGTGCAGCAGGTGACCGATGAATGAATTGAATTTTAAATTTTATCTCTTTACCAAAGACTCTTGTGGTCCTTGTGGACTGGTAAAACGATACATCAATGCCCTCAAAGATGATCGTTCTCTTGTTATTGATGAGATTTATCTTGAAGATGTAAGTGAAGAACCAATTCCTCAAGAGAATCTTGATCTTGCTAAAAAATATAGTGTGACTGCTACTCCTGTTCTTGTTATTGCTGATAATAATGGAGAACTTTTAGAAACCTATATTGGCGGAGTACCAATTACTCAAAACATCCGTAAACTCTGGACAAAATACGGTGTATAAATATGACCTCCCCTCTAAATAGTTAGACGGGAGGTTTTTTTATGGCTGGACAAGGACTTACATGGAGTCAATTTAGCAAACGCTATGACCAGTGTTTGCGATCTTGCTATGAAAGAATGAAAAATGATAAACCTTTCATCCTTTTAGATAAGGATAGGGAGACTGAAGATGGTGTTCATGCTTACTTCACTAAGATTGCATTTAATATCCCTGCAAAGCAGCGTGGTGGATCTTGGAAGAAAGCAGATAATACATATATTGATTTTGAACCAAAAAGATATGCATCTTATAGGAATTTCAAAGATGCAATTAAGAGGATAGGTCTTGATGATAAATCTGATTTACTTGACGCACCTGTAAAAGTTAATTTCTATACATCTAGAGCAAAAACTCTTGCTACTTCTGTAAATAGCGGTCGTGTCCTCAAAGATGTTGAGTTTGGTGGGAGACCACCTAAGGGAACAGTTAGGAGTATTTACTGGGGCAAGCTTGGTTTCATGGTTAATGAACTGGGCATTTCATATACACTAAACTATCCCACTGCAACTGAGGAAGGTGAGGCAGATTTTATTTCCTCATTTAATAAACAGTTGGAAGAAGTTGCTGGTGCTAATGGTGGCAGAGGACTGGATATGGATATCGGTGGCACAGTATTTGAAAATATTATTGGAGTCAACAAAGTATCTGGTACAGGTAAAGCAGATTTAGCATTTGTATCTTTAAAAGACCGAAAACTGATAGAAGTTTGCTGGGCATCTCACAAGAAAGGATCAAAAGCAAGTGATTTCGGTCAGTGGGGTGGCGTGACAAAACTGTACAACACAAACACTACAGTCAGGGAGTTTGTTGATTATATGCACCAAGTTGTTGGTAGAGATAAGATCTGGGACTTTACCAAGATGGGTGCCACAACATTGGGAATGAAATTAGACGGAGCTTCTTATGCAAACCTGAGAAAATATGCCATTTATGGACCTAATTATGGTCAAAGTACTTTCGGTCCAGAAAAATGCAATGTTGTTCTTCAGGGTAATCCAATAGTTAAGTATGGTGTAAATCATTCAACACTAGATATGTCAGGTCATCTTGTAAAATTTGGTGAAGAGATGACTGGTGACTATGAACCAGTGTTGATGTGTATTAAAAAAGCATCAACTGAAAATATTCTGAAAGGTGTGGGTAGATCAGACACTGGTGGTAAGCCTGGCGGTGGTATTCAGGGAGCAAGATTCTCTATCTTCCCAGGCGGTGGTAGAACTGTCACACATTGGGTCATGAAAAACCAGCAAGGGCAGTACACTGTAACGGAAGCGTGATACGATGAGCAAGAACACTCACTTAGAGCACTTAGAAGACAGCATTTTATTGGATGGTAGTCAAGGAGCGAAAGACGCTTTTATGTTCCTTGATGAACTCGCTCAGACTTTTTCTGGAAAACAAAGAAATAACTTTAAAATTACTACAAAATGGGATGGTGCTCCTGCTATTTTTTGTGGTAAATATCCTGGCACTGATGAATTTTTTGTAGGAACTAAATCAGTTTTTAATAAAGACGCTAAGGTTAATTTTACTGAGGGTGATATTGATTTAAACCATGGTCATGCTCCTGGTTTGGTTGCTAAACTGAAAGACGCTCTGAAATATTTTCCTAACCTTGGTATTCAGGGTGTAGCACAGGGAGATTTGCTGTTTACTGATGACAAACAGATCAAGACTATCAATGGTGAGCGTTGTGTAGTCTTCACACCAAACACAATTACATACTGTATACCAGAGTCTAGTGACTTGTATGAGAAAGCGAAGAACGCAAAGATTGGCGTGGTGTTTCATACCAAATATGTTGGTAGAACTGTAGAAACACTCAACGCTCGCTTTGGATATGATGTGAGTAGTCTCAGGTCAAGTCGTGATGTTTTAGTATTGAGTGCAGAGACTGGAGAGATGGGTAATGATCTCATGCTTACTAATTCTGAAGTTACATCTCTGCAGAGAATGCGTATTGCTTCTAGTAGATTAGTTTCAATATCTTCTAGTTTTCTAGATGAAGTTGCAGAACAGATTGCTGCTAAAGATCAGTTGACTGTAGGACCACGATTAAAAATATACTTCAATACATATGTACGCCAGGGTAGAAGAGTAACTAGTGCAACTAAATTTGTACAAGACTTCAAAGCGTATTTTGAAGATGAAGTTATGAAAGCAGTTGACAAAGTAAAGCAACCAAAAACAAAGGCAGCAAAGTTAAAAAAACTCTATGAAGGTATGGAGTTTATTGAGAATAATGAAAATGCATTGATGAAAACTGTTGGTCTATATACTACGCTACAGAATGCAAAGTTGTTTTTTATTCGTAAACTGGAGAGAGGAGAGGAACTTAGAACGTATCTAAGAACTGAGGATGGATATAAAGTTACTGCTCCAGAAGGATATGTTGCTATTAGGGAAGACAGTACAGCAGTGAAGTTGGTTGACCGTTTGTCATTTAGTGTAGCAAACTTCAATGTATCTAAGGACTGGGTAGCAGGAGATAAATGAAAAGAGTAGTGGTAGCATGGGGTAGATTTAACCCACCTACAATCGGACACCAAAAGTTAATTGATACGGTAGCAAGGATTGCTGGTCGGGATGATTATTTTATCTATCCTACCCATACTCATAAAAAACCAAAAGATCCATTGCCTTGTGATTTAAAAGTTGAGTATATGAAGAAGATGTTTCCAACACATGCACCTCATATTATTTACGATAAGAGTGTAAACACCATCATTAAATTACTGCAGACATATCAGGGAACCTATGCTGACTTGACTCTTGTCGCGGGTTCTGATAGAGTACCTCAATATGAAACACTGCTCAATAAATATAACGGTGTTGAGTATACTTACAGGAAACTGGAAGTTGTTTCTGCTGGTGAGAGAGATCCAGATGCCGATGGTGCTTCTGGTATGTCTGCTAGTAAGATGAGAGCTGCTGCATCTGAGGCAAATGTTGCCGCATTTCGTAGTGGGATTCCATCTACATTAAATGATGCTGACATGATGAAACTCATGAAAGCAGTCCGTGATGGCATGGGTATTAAATGAAGGATTTTAGGAAACTTAGAGAAGAAGCACTTCGTCAAGCACATCGTCAGAATGATGTGATCTCTGAGGGAGATATTGTTATGTCTGCTAGAACTGGTGACAAAGGAGTAGTCCATCGCACTGGTGTAAACTATGCAATTGTGGTGACAGAAGATGGAAGAATGTTTAGAGAGTGGGTGAAAGACATTCGCGCTATAAATAGACCATAGAAGATCTTCAATTTTAAACAATGGATAAGCAGAGACCTGTTAATAAAGTCGTACATAATGATGCCTACTCTGCATCTCTAATGGAGATGTATACTAACTGGATGGATGGGGACTGCTTCCAAGGCAGCAATATTCCTGAGGCATTTGAGGGTATGGATCCTCAATCTCACGGTGCTGAAGTTGAAGATACAACCAAGAAGAAGAAAAAGATTGACAAGAAAGAGAAGTCGGTCGCTGAAGAGGTTGTTCTTGAGCGTGAGGAAATTGAAGTTGATGGTGAAGTAATCATCATTGAGAAGGCAAAGGGTCTTGATGGTAAAGCTTGCTGGAAAGGATACAAACTAGCAGGCACCAAGAAGAAAGGTGGTAAGACCGTTGACAACTGTGTCAAGGCAGGTTTTGAACCCGAAGGTGAAGAGATTCAAGAGAAAAAACTTGACCCAGTAGGTAAGGAAGATAAGGACATTGATAATGATGGCGATCATGATAAGTCAGATAAGTATCTTCTAGCACGCCGTAAGAAGGTTGGTAAGATCATCGCGATGTCAAAGAAAAAATGAAATCTTTTAAGCAACTCCGTGAGGAGTGTGGATGTAAGGATAAGGAACGTAAGTCTAAGAAAAAAACTGTGGAAGTAATGCCACAGATCAAAGACAATAACGGTCAGAAGATGGGTGTCAAAGAGGAGGCACCAGCAGGAAAAAAGTATGAGCGTATGATCAAACATATTAAAAGATCATACGCTAAAGATGGGAAACTCACAAAGGATGAGAAGTCCATCGCATACGCTACTGCATGGAAGCATAAGAACAAGAATAAATAATTCATGCACTATGCGCTAACATCATGCTTGCATTTCTACTTCCCCTTGCCGCTAAGATCGTCAAGGATGCCGTTGCTAAGGTTCCCGACAACGAAGAACTAGGAGAAAAACTAGTTGAGATCTGCCTACTTGTTCTCAAGAAAGCAGTTACACTGACCAAAACCGATATGGATGATCAACTACTAGAAGTAGTTGAGAAAGCAATCGCAGCACGCGAGGAAGCGTGACACCTGGGGGACGCAAGTCCCCCTTCTTTATAAATAATCGTAGTCACAGTATAACTTGGAGCGTATCAATGTCTCTATACGGAAGAACTGACTCGGCAGCCAACGTCACAAAAGCTGGTAGAGGTATCGCTGCGTCGTCTCAAGCAAAAACAGTTGTCTTCGTTGATGAAACGGAAGCAGCACTAGAAGTAAATAAGAATCGTGGAATCAATGCCCCTGGTTGGTGGTCATATTTCACATACACAGATGGTTCTGGTAAGACTCGTCACAAAGCAGAGCATCTCGTAACTCTTGCTAATGCTGATCTCAATGCTAACGAGACTCAGACAGACGACACAATTGCAGCAGACGTTCTCAACGTTATCACCATTTCTGCACAACCTGCAAACGCATCTGTAACAGCACCTGCAACTGGAACTTTCTCGGTTACTGCATCTGTCACAACTGGTTCAGGTACGATTGCATATCAGTGGCAACTCAGCACAGACAGCGGTGCTTCATTCTCTGACATCTCTGGTGCAACATCTGCTTCTTACACCACTCCTGCAACCACTGCAGTAACTCTTGACGAGAATGGATATCAGTACAGAGTTAAACTCACCACTGATACAGGTGCCGATGAAGTAGTTTCAACTGCTGCTACACTAACTGTTGCATAATTTCTAAATGAAATTTGATGAATTGAACCAGGATAATTGGATCCTATTCGCTATTAAAAATTATGATAATCCTCAGTCAGTTACATATTCCGACTTTGAAGAGGATATCAAAAAATTCAAATACATTAAAAGACTCCTCCGTAGACATCAGACTACGGGGGAATTTAAAAAGCATTTGATTTTAAACCATATCATATGTTTGTATAATATATTTGGAGATGCAGCAACTCCCTTGCTGTTTTTTAAACTGGAGAAACCTTATTGGTCTGTCTTAAAAGCTTTTTTGCTTTTCCTAGACAGACTTCCTCCATCGCTAAATAATGATATAAATGAAGACTGTTTACGGGAATTGAATCTGATATGAAAAGCATTTCAGAAATGATTGCAGGCGATGGTAGTGCATTATCAATGCCACCCGCGTTTGTATTTGTAAATCCTAGACAACATCGTCGTTATAAAAAGTCCAATCAAGATAAAGTTGATGGGCGCACTAAGGGCGCTCGTGCTCTGTTTAATCGTATCCAACGTAGGAAAATGAAAGAAGAACTAGAAACAACTATTTCTGAAGCTGCTCCCTCGGAAACTGAGAGAGCACAGAAGCAGATCGGTCAGATGAAAAAACTGAACCGTCAGAAAGATCTTCAGAAAAAGCGTGATGAAGCTAAGAAGAAGATGCAAAACAAAACCAAGGAGATGGACACCTTGATGAAAGCACGTCTTCAGGACTTTAAAAAGAAGGCGTCAACTCAGCAAAAGAAACTGAAAAAAGAGGATGTAGAAATGAGTGAAATTATTATGGTTGAAAACCAAGATGTAGTTCAGGTTGCACTTGATGTTGCGACTAGTGAATTGAATCCACAAGGAGAAACCAGCTTTGCTAAGATTCAATTTGGTGATGGATCTACTCAAAATCTAGATAACTTTTCAGCGAAGCGTATCGCTGCTTGTTATGCACAACTAGATGATACTCACAAGCAACAGTTCCAATATATGTTGAACAAGGATGCTACCACGTATCAATCTGCCCTTGACTTTGCTATCCGCAACGTCTGATAAGGAGAACAGTGGCATTTGGTTTCGGCAAACTCGCTGTGCTAGAGAGCAAACTTAACATTTACGAAGACTTGTCCAAAGAAATGTTGGATAAGTTGGAACGTGCAGTCACAACTATCTCGGATAATAGTAATAAGATTGCTATTGTTTTAGAAAGACACGAAAATCGTTTAGATGATAGTGAAAAATCTGATCAACTCATCATCAAAATGATGCAGGAGATGAAGGAACAGGAGGAGAAAAACCACAACATCCTTCATGATAGAATTGATCGTATTCAAAAGAAAGTTGATAGCAATCAGAAGTTTGTTGTCGGAGTCACTGCTGTGCTGACCACTCTTGTGGCAGTGTTACAAGTGGTTCCACCTCTTATCAGAGTATTGACACCACCCGTCACTGCTGGTAATATATCAGCAGTAGTGATGCCCCTTAGTGAGCTTTCTTGACGTAAAGTATATCAACTTAATATCCCCTCGCCTAGTTCTCTTCAGTCGTAAGAAGGCAGACCTGTATAACTTCAGGTGTCCTTACTGTGGTGATTCGCAGAAGAGACGCAATAAGGCGAGGGGATATTTGTTTAAGATCAAGAATGACTTTGTGTTCAAATGCCATAATTGTGGTATGGGTAGAACACTTTCCAACTTTCTTAAGGATCAAGATAATTTTCTCCACGATCAATATGTCATGGAGAAATTTAAAGAAGGTAGATCTGGCAAGGGAACTACAGTACCCACTCCAAAATTTAATTTTTCAGAACCAAAATTTGTTAAACGTGATACCGATCTACAAAAAATTTCTGACCTAAATATTTCTCACCCAGCGCGAGTCTATCTAGAGCAAAGAGGCATCAAAGATCTTGATTATTTTTATTACTGTCCCAAATTTAAGGAGTGGACAAACAAACAAAAAAAGACCTTTGATACCCTCAGACAAGATAGTCCACGCATTATAATCCCATTCAAAGACAAACAAGGTAACCTATTCGGATACCAAGGCAGATCGCTTGCTCCTAAGGCAAAAATAAGATACATCACGATCATGCTGGACGAGGAACAACCCAAGATCTTTGGACAGGATAGAATCAACACAGACGAACCAATCTATATTGTAGAGGGACCCTTTGACTCAACGTTTATTAAGAACTCGGTTGCTATGGCTGGGTCCGATGCTGATATTAGGTCGTTTAATTGGAGCGATCATATTTGGATTTTTGATAACGAACCACGCAATAGAGAAATCGTCGCCCGAATCTCCAAAGCAATCAGTAGAGGAGATAAGGTAGTCATTTGGCCTACAAAAATTAAAGAGAAAGACATCAATGATATGCATCTTGCTGGACATGATGTGCAATCTCTGGTAGACTGTAATGTCTATCAGGGATTAGAAGCAACCCTTAAATTTAACACTTGGAAGAAAGTATGAGCAACGGTCACGGTACGAAAGTTCGGAAGCGAGACGGGTCTGTGGAACCCTTGAACCTGGATAAAATCCACAAGATGGTTGATGAAGCATGTGAGGGTCTAGGCAGTGCTGTAAGCGCCTCACAGGTGGAAATGAACTCGGGTATCCAGTTCTATGATGGTATCACTACAGCAGAGATTCAGGAGATCCTGGTGCGCTCTGCTAGCGATTTGATTTCCCTTGACTCCCCGAACTATCAGTTCGTAGCAGCACGTCTTCTTCTGTTTGGACTACGTAAGCAGGTGTTTGGTCCCGAATGGATGACAAAACATCCTACTGTATTTGACCATGCAACAACATGTGTTAAGCGGGGTGTTTATGACGAAGGTATTTTGGGTAAATATTCTTTGGAAGAGTGGGACAAGATTAATAGTTGGGTTGATCATGATCGTGACATGCTATTCACTTATGCAGGTCTACGTCAGGTCACTGACAAATACCTCGTGCAAGATAGAAGCAGTGGTGAAGTCTATGAGACTCCACAGTATATGTACATGATGATTGCTGTAACTCTTTTCCAAGAATATAAAACGGATCGTCTCTCATATGTCAAACGATACTACGACGCAATCAGCAAGCACAAAATCAACATTCCCACACCTATCATGGCAGGAGTGCGAACTCCACTTAGACAATTTGCTAGCTGTGTTCTTGTTGATTCTGATGACTCCCTCAATAGCATCTTTAGTTCTGATATGGCTATCGGCAGATATGTTGCACAAAGGGCGGGAATCGGTATCAACGCAGGCAGAATCCGTGGCATCAACGCTAAGATCAGAGGCGGAGAAGTGCAACACACAGGTGTTGTACCATTCCTCAAAAAGTTTGAGGCAACTGTCAGATGCTGCACTCAAAATGGCATTCGCGGTGGAAGCGCGACTGTCCACTTCCCCATCTGGCACCAAGAAATAGAGGACATTCTTGTTCTTAAGAACAATAAAGGAACTGAAGATAACCGTGTAAGAAAACTTGACTACTCAATCCAAACATCCAAACTCTTCTACGAGCGATTCATTACAGATGGAGACATTACCTTATTCTCACCTCACGATGTCCCAGGTCTTTACGATTCTTTTGGGACTCCTGATTTTGATGATCTCTATAAACGTTATGAATCTGATGGATCTATTCCGAAGAAAACTATCGGTGCTCAAGAACTTATTCTTAACCTCTTGAAAGAACGTGCGGAGACTGGTCGTCTCTACATCATGAACATTGATCATTGCAATGAGCACTCTTCTTTCAAAGACAAAGTGAACATGAGTAACCTCTGTCAGGAGATCACTCTACCTACAACTCCCCTGGAGCATATTGATGGCGAAGGAGAGATTGCATTGTGCATCTTGTCCGCTATTAACGTGGGTAAAATTAAGTCCTTGGAAGAATTGGAAGATCTTTGTGACCTTTCGGTAAGAGGTTTGGAAGAGTTGATTGACTATCAGGATTATCCTGTGAATGCAGCAGAGCGTTCTACTCTCGCACGTCGTTCACTTGGTATTGGTTATATTGGTCTTGCACACTACCTAGCAAAACAGGGTTACAAATATGACGATCCATCCGCATGGAAAACAGTCCATGACTTGTCTGAAGCTTTCCAGTACTATCTCCTCAAGTCCAGTAACACTCTCGCACAAGAGAAAGGTGCCTGTGAATATTTCTCTCGCACCAAGTATGCAGACGGTATCCTCCCTATTGACACCTACAAGAGAGATGTTGATGAATTCTGCGGAACGGAGTTGAACTATGATTGGGAGAGTCTTAGAGTATCTATCACCACCCACGGTCTTAGGCACTCAACACTGTCTGCTCAGATGCCATCGGAGAGCAGTTCCGTTGTGTCAAACGCAACAAATGGAATTGAACCACCTAGAGCCTTTCTGTCCACTAAGAAAAGCAAAAAGG